TTGGAAATTCATAATGTCTATCCATCAAATGCATTTTTGACACAAACGTAGGTGTTTGGCCTTCAGGTGTTGTGACGTAATCAGATATAACACTATAAATTCTTTCATTGCCTGATCCACTTACTCCTAGATTAACACACTCCATATTTAATTCATCAGCGACTATTTGAGGCCATTTAGGCCAATCACATATCATATATGGATGTATAGAGCTATGATAATGTGGGTCTGTAAAACTACAACCACCAACTAATAATATCTTTTTCATAGTTCGTTTATTAATTGATTAAACATTTCTTCACCTAGTGTGTTATATAGCAATACTCCTAAAAATATAAACCATAATAACCAAAACATATAGTAACCTAACTTTGTCCAACCTAATCCTAGTATTTTATATACTTTTTTCATAGGCAAATATTTTTCAAATAATGTAGTAATATCCCATGCAAATTTAAGCATGAAAAACCACATGAACACTCTAAAATATTTGTTCTTTATATCTGATACTTTAAAGTTTGCCTGTGCTTCTTTTACTTTTTTATTATGTGCTTTATATCTTTCCCAAAGTTTTTTCATATTACAAATACTTTCTTTGATTGTTTACTTATAATGTTAAATGCTGTACCATCTTCTATCTCTTTCAATGTAAATTGATTATTTGCTAATAGTTTTAACCACTCGTTTACATTTTCTACAGTAGGTTTCAAAGGGTCATTTATAAACTCTATATATCTTGTTGATACTGGCCATGCAACGTTTCTTGTATCACATATTACAGGTACACCCTCTAGTACTGCGTCAACAGCTGCTAAACTCATATTAGTAATCAAACAGTGAGCACCATCTAGGTCATCTTGTATTGGTTTTCCCCACCACTCATTATGTGGTCTAGGTTTATTTCTAATTCTTATATCTCTATTGGTATATTTTTTTATTTGAGCAACAATACTATCTGTCCAATCTCCTTGTGTCATACCATTATGTTTGTAAGTTACTGTTTCAGAGGAAGGACAAACTAATATATGATCTCCTTCTCCTTGATTCCAATTATCAAAAATACTTTTAATACCTTTTTTATCTAATTGTTTTATTCTATCGCCACCACCTTTTTTAGAACCTGATAGTGTATGTATTCCACCTTTTACAATTCTAAAATAGGTTTTATCGTAATCGTTTATTTTAGGCGAAGGATATCTTGTAATTTGTTCAGTTAAATAACCAACATCTACATAATACCATTCTTGTTTGTTCTTTTCTAATTCTGTTATCTTTGCTACGTTATCTCCACCTAATCCCCAAAAGAAATGAGTATCTAAACTAGGAATAGGCCAGCCTTTTTCAAAACTAGGCCAAATTTCATGTGATAGACAATCAACTTTTTGCATTCTATGTGTATAAATCATAATAGTCTTTTATGTACCTCGCCTGTATTTATCTCACTCATTTTCCATTGTGTATATGCTGTATCATATAACCATTGTGTTCTATCATGTGTAGGCATTGTTGTTTCTGCTAAAACATCTAGTTTATGAGAAGATACTGGCCAAGCATGTGATGTTTTTGATAATGTAATAGTAGGAACACCCTCACATACTGTTTCTACCAAACTATTACTTGAATATGAAATGGCTACTCTAGCATGATCTAGGTCTTTATACAAGTCTTTACTACTAGATTTATTAAATGCTTGACCAACATTTTTACTAAAAAGAATTGTGTTTCTTACAGGTAGTTTTAGTAGTCCTCTTAAATATTTTAAAGGAAATCTAGGGTGTACTCTGACCATAATATCTTCAGCAGTATACTTTGATATTTCTATAATAGTATGTCTTATCCAATTTTCATAATCATTATCATATTTACAAAGGTCATTTAAACTAGTATCTTTTGGATTTTGTAATAGTAATAAAATATAGTCACCATTTTTCTTCCAAGGTTTTATTTCTATATTTTGTTCTCTTTGTATTTGTAACCATCTATCTGAAGGACAGTTCTTATTATTAAAATAACCTTTATTGTAAGTATAACATTCTTTACCAACTCTATAGTAATAATCTGGTTTTTGTATATCTAAATTTTGTCTAAAGGTTGCTTGTTCTACAACTAGTATAGGTTTTGATTGAGCCGATATCCATTTGTATTTGTCGGCATTAACAGTTTTTATATTACCTTTAATGTTTGTTTGAATATATGCGTCTGCTTTATGATTATCTCTATCTGACCATTCTATTAATTTAAAATCTTTATGTGTAGGAAAAACATAATGATTGTTTTCGTTAAAAGGTCCTTTGATACCTATGATCATAAGTTTACCTCTGTTGTTTCTTTATACAACTTATGCCATTCGTCTGCATAATCTTGATCTTTAAACTCTTTGTACCAAGGACCACCAAGTGTCCAATGTACATTTTTGGCATACTTATCATAGTCATATTCACCTACCAACCAGTTCCACTCAAACGGAAGTTCACCTACCATGTGTTCTCTCTCTAACCACTTAAATTGATGTAGTTCTAAACCACTTGCTGTATTTACGTATTCAGGTGTTAATTTTGTGCATTGTGAGTTGTGAAATAACATTACACTAGACCAGTTCTTTTTAGGAAATGCTTGATTTTTTGCACCTCTAAATTTTATATCTTGTTTTGGTGTATAATTATGTTGGCAACACATAACAGAATATTTGTATGTAGCATAGCCATATAACTCTGCAATGTCTGATCTTACCATCATGTCGCAATCCATAAAGATTGACCAACCCTTATAGTTTGATAGATAAGGTACTAAAAATCTGCTAAATGCAAAGTCTGTTGATTGATTGGATTGTTTTTCTCTTGTAAATTGTGGTAAATTATTTAAACTTAATGGTGTTATACTTACAGGTACACTAGAAAACTTTCTAATACTTTCAGCAAGCACGTGATAGGCTGCTTTTTCTCCCTCATCAAACCCTATAAAGACTTGAATCATAATCTACTTTCTTTACTTTTACCTGTTTTCTTTCTAGCACCTTTTGTATGATCATATACTTTACCTAATATTGATCTTGATTGTACATGGCCAACTCTTCCATCTCCTATATCATAGTTTTCTACACCATAATTTTCTTCTAGTCTAGTTCTAACTATATCAAATATAAATGAATCGTGTTGTTCATCTTCTTTAAATAATAAGTTATCATCATACATCTTTCTCATATCTATGGCAAATTGTTTTATAAAATCATGTTTCATATTGAAATATAAAAAACCACACTCACTGTAAGTTGGTCTTTCTAGATAAGTTATCATACAATCTTCTCTATGTAAATGTTTTTTTACCCATGCCTCATCAATCTTTTTATAAAATACACTATCTGCGTCTATGAATATAAGACCGTCACAATCTCTTGTTGTTAAGATTGCCTGTGTATATGCATATACTTTATAACTAAATCTTACTGCGTCTTTTTGAAAGTTTAATGGTATGTCTACCTTGTTTCTATCTACGAATTTTTTAAGAGTTGGTATCTCATTATACATACCCTCATCTTCATTATATATTTCTAATTCAAATGGCCAATTATAAGTAGATTGAAATCTATGAGCATATTCTTTAAATAGTTTATTGTTCCAAGTACTAACTACTTTTATTTTCATGTCCTACCTTTTGTATATAATAACTATCAACAATATCAGATAAAGGATTACCACATTTTTCAGTATCTAATATTTTTTTTAAATTTATTTTAGTTTCTTTTAAAAAGGATTCGTACATCATATCTTTGTCTGCGTTTCCTTTTCCTGTTGCGCCTTTTTTGACAACACTAGGTACAACTGTCTCGTAAGTATAACCTTTGTCTTGTAATCTGTATTTGAGTATGCCACAATTCTCAGCAATTTGAAAAAGACCTTGGCCTTTAGAACCATACGAATAACCTTCAATAAAAATTTGATAGTTAGGTTGGTCAAATAAGGGATTGGTGTATAATATATCCAAAATAAAATCACTTATATTTTTAAACCTTTCAATAGGGTCTGTCCATTCTTTATGTTCATAACCTATTATGTTATCACTTTGTTTACCCAACCACTTCTTTTTGGTAGTTAAGTAATAAAATTTTATTTTGTTTTCATCTATATTGTTTACACAAATAGATGGAGATGTTAAACTATAATCAATGCCAACTATCGTGGTCGGCTTCGTCTGGTATCTCTGTTTCATGTTCATCTTCTACCTCATATCCACAGAAAGGACATGTTAGAGGCTCTAAATCAAATTTATCCTCGTCCCATTCTACAGTATATTTAGTCTTACAATTTGAACAGTGTTTTGAGACTTTATCCATTACAGTTTAAATTTTTTAAATTGATTTTTAGTAACGTCTTGTTTTATACCACCAACTACGTAAGATTCAATTTCTGTTTCTTGTGGTGCATTTTGAGCTGATCTACTATTTAACCAGTGTTC